GAGGATCGGCCGGCGCGCCCTCTTCCGGAGCCGATCGACCTTCGCCAGCGTCGGGATGGCGAGCCTCTTGAGGGCGGTCCCCGACTCGGCGAGGCCGTTCTTCACGTCGCCGAGAAGGGCCGGCGATATCTCGCCGATCGCCATGAGCTCGGCCTTCGCCTCCTCGATCTGGGAGAAATTGGCCGAGAGGCTCGCATCCCATGTAAGATACTGAGGGGGCGTCTCGCCCTCCCTCACCGGGAAATATCGGCCCCCGCCCATGAGAAGCGGCGTGCTGAAGTCGAGCTTGCCCGTCTCCGGGTTGACCTCCACGTCATACCCCTCCGGGCCGGCCATGTTCGGATCGGAGAACATTCGGAGCGTCAGGGAGACGTGCGAGAGCCTGAGCTCGATCTCTCGGACGAGCTCCTCTATCCCGCCGAAATCGTCGAGGCCGAAGACGCCATCTGCCCGGAGGAGGCCGGCGAGCGGGACGACGAGGAAGTCCCCGACGCCCGTCGCCTCCTCGGCCGGAAGGCCGGCGTACCGCTCCAGGGCCGCCGCCGGCATCTCCGAGACGATCTTACCGCCCGTGTCGAGGCGGAAAAGACGATGGCGGATCGTCCCCGGCTTGTGGATCTCGGCCCGGAGGTATCGCCGCTCGATATGATCCTCGAATTGAGAGAAATCGTAGGCGAGGACGTGAGCCTCGACGGCCCGCGCGTCGTCGGGACTGACCACCGGGAACCAGTACCGGGGATCGATCCTTTCGAGGATCCCGCCCCGCCTCGGATCAAATCGGACCTTCAGGACGGCGTTCCCGTACCTCGAAATGTCGAGGAAGATATCGTAGATCAGGAGGTCGAAGTCGGCCGCCTCGGCGATCCGATCTATCACGGCCTGGTCCTTGGCGAAGAGCCGCGCCGGGCTCGCCAGATCTGCGATTAAGGTCGACGACCTCTTGAACCAATTTGTCTTAATGAGCGGCTGCTCTCCGATCATGCCAGGGAACGTTAGCTCATGATCGCCTTCGAATAGCAGCGTGCATCGGTCGTAGCGGGCGAGCCTCGCCCGCTCGTCGGCCGGAGGCCATGGCCGGTCGCTCTCTAGGAAACTGAAATCAGTTAGGACGATGACAACCCCCCCGGATTGTATCGGAAAATGTAGTTAGCAGCATAGCGAAGAGCGTCGAGGAGGTCGTCGCCCTCCTTTACCGGCTTATCCTCGCCCCGCTCCGTCGCCTTCGGATCCCAGCGGTACGCCTCCAGCTCCTCGATGAGCCGGGGACATGCCGCCCCCACGATCTTAAGGGCCCCCGTCGCCAAAGCCGACGAGACCCGGCCTATCCCGTCGAGGACCGCGTTATCGCCGCCCCGGACCCGCTGGACTCCATCGGCCCGGAGCTGGAGGATGAAGCCCTTCGCCGAGGGGTCGACCTCGATCGACGCGGGGAACTTGCCCCCCAGGAAGCCCCGGAGATCCGCCGAGAGGCGCGCGTTCGTCCTGTCGCTCTCTCGGTACTCGCCGAAAGCGTACCAACAGCCCCCCCACCGGCCGAGCTTCAAGAATGCCGTCGGATGGGTGGCGCCGTAGTCGACACCGACGACTAGCGACTTCATCGGGCCGTCGGGGATCGAGGGGACGACATGCAGAGCCCGGTCGAAGTGGGCATAGACCGCCCCCTCGGCCGCCACCCATTCGCCGAGGATGTAGCGACGGTAAAAGAGGGACGTCGGAGGGCCGAACTGGCGTTTTAGCTCGGCGACGTAAGCCGGATCGAGATGAGGGTTGTCCTCCAGCCTGAAATGCCAGCTCTTGAGGTCGAGTTCGTCCTCTCGGTCGAGCCACTTCTGTTTGAGGTAGTGAGCCGGCCCGCCGGGGTTCGTCGTCAGGAAAAGCTGAGCCCCCTCCTCGGAAAGACGAGAGATGAGCATGTTGAAAAAGCTCTCCGGGATGAGGGAGCCCTCGTCGACGTAGGCAGCCCCCAGGGTCTCGCCGGCTATCTTCTGGTAGGCCGCCTCGTCCGATCCGCCCTCAAGCCAAATCTCTCGGCCGAATATCCACGCTTTTTTCAGGCTCCGCTTGTGCTGGATTTTGAGGCCCGGTATCTGAGAGAACGTGCTCAGGACGTTTCTTTCAAGAGTCCCCAGGGTTCGGCCGGCCATGATGAGGTTGTGATCAGGATGCGCCGATAATACGGCTTCGACCCATCGGATATTGGCGCCAACAGTTTTTGAGGACCGGACCGAGCCGTGCATAATGTTGACTCTGGCGTCGGAGTTCAGGATGAAGTCCCTTTGTTTGCCGACGGGGATCGAGAAGGCCATCTATCCCGCCCCCTTCAGAGCCCGGATCCGGCCGAGGACCTCCTCCAAGTTGGCGAGGATCGCCGAGGCCTCGGCCTCAAGCTCGGCGAGCTCTCGATCGGCGAGGAGATCGGCGACGGTCCTCGAGGATGACGCCATCTATCCCCCGTCCTCGGACCCGAAGAACCGGCGCCGGAGCTCGACGATCTCGGCGGCGGCTTCGGCGGTCATGGCCCGCGCCCTCTCCAGGAGGGGCCGGAGGTCGTCGTCGACGCCCATCTATGCCCTCGCCCTCGCAGCGTCGAGGAGGTCCTCGAGCTCGGCCTCGGCCATCGCCCGATCGAAGTAGAGCTCCTCCTCGGCCTGGAGGGCCTCAAGGCGCGCCGTGGCGTCCTTAATACTCTCTTTCAGGCAGTCTATATAGACCGAAAGCTCGCCTATCTCGACCTGCCTCGCCATAGATTCGGCCGCCGGATCCATCTATCCCGCCTCCTCCTCGGCCCCATCCTCGTCGCCCTCGGCGTCGTCCTCAGCCTCGCCCTCGCCGAGGAGCTCGCCCACCTCGCCGAGATGGATCTCGATCAGCTCCTCAGCGGCCTCGATCACGGCGAGATGGCCCTCGACGATCTCCTCGACGTCGCCCCCGGCCTCGGCCTCCTCGACGACCTCCGAGGCCTCGATCAGTTCGTCCAGTATCTCAGTAACTTCATCCATTTTTTTCATTCCCCCTCAAGGCGATGAAGAACGCCCGGAGGGCCTCAGCCCCCTCGGCGTCCCCCCCGCCCTCGACCTTGAACTTGTCAATAGCGATAGCGGCCCCGGTCATGATCGATTGAAACTCCCGGCCCTCCTCGCATTTTGAGAGGAGGGACTCGGCCTTCTCGATCGCCCTCGCCAGGAACTCAAGCCGCGCCTCGGCCGCCCGGTATCGATGGACCTCGGCCGCGTTTTTTGGCTGGTGGACGTCCACCAGCTCCAGCCCGTTGCGCTTCGCCACGTTTGCAACGGTCGATTTTGAGCGACCAACCTCGGCCCCCACGTCCCGGACCGATCGGCCCTCCTTCAGAGCCGCCACGATCCGGGCCTCCTCCTCCGCCGAGACCGGGCCGCCTTTAGCCCTCGCCATCTATCCGAGGCCGCCACTCCCCCAGGCCCGAAGGGAGCCACCGAAGCTCCCAGCCCTCCTCCTTGAGGATCTGGCGCGCATCCTCCGGCGAGACCCCGAACCGCTCGGCGAGGCGGCCGAGTTGTCGCAAGTTGCCGAACCTCTTGATCGAATACTTGCTCGGCGACGCCGCCCGATCCCTCAGGAACCGCCGGAGGCCGTCGGGATCGGCCCCCCTCCTCATCCCCGCCTCCGAAGGCGCCGCAAGGTTCCCGGCGTGGTGGCGCCGAGCCCGAAGAGGCGGGCCGAGCCGGAGCTCTGGCGACGCGGCACGATCCAGCCGCCCTCAATCGCTTTCGCGAAGGCGAAGGTTAGCGATTCTTCGTCATATCTCGACCCCGCCCGGATCGCCCGCTCGACGGTGGAGCCGGCGTCGAGTTCCTCCGCCAGGGCGAGCTGCGTAAGAATTTGATCAAGAGCCGACTTCAAACCAATCTCCTCCACTATATCTATATAGAATCTCTTCTAGTATATATAGTTTATTCCTTAAAGGCCAATATGGAGAGATATTTGTACATATGGATAACAAGCTTTGAGAAAAACGATATTAAGGTGGGATGTACAATAATGTACAATGTACGCGGCGCGTACGCGTATATCTTTAGGTCGGAGAGCCGGGGACGAGAAAATCTCGGATTTAATCAAGCTAGCTTGAGTTGAGTTACGAAAAGTACTGCAACAACAACGTAAAGAACGTTGTTGTTGTTGTTGTTGTAAAGAAAGCGCTGGTGAGTAGTTGTATATGTTATGTATATATATAGTTATGTATTGTTTTTCTTTTTGAAGTAAACCCTTTTTTTTGGGCGAGCCTCCGGACCGAAAAGATATACGCGTACGCGCCGCGTACATTGTACATAATTGTACATCGAGTAGGAGCGGGCTAGAATCTAGCCCGGCTCCAGTCCGGCGCTCGATCTCTGAGCCAGACAAAATAGGCCCTCCGCCTCGCCCGCGGGACGTATCGTAGATCGGTCCGGCCGATCTCAAATCGAGGATCTCTTTTGAGGTGAGAGGCGAGCCTATAGACCTGGTCGTGCGAGAGCCTCCCCTCGCCCCTGAATGAGAAGCGCGCGAGGCTGATCGGGCCGTTCCCGCTTTTCGTCAGGGCGTTCAGGAGCTCGCCTATCCTCGCCTCCGTGACGGCGCCAGGCTCGCCGCCGTCGCGATCGAGTAGATCGAACGTCGTCTCCTGAAGGCGACGGATGACCATCCCCCGGGAGTCGTCCTTCTCCTTCAGCGCCTTAATCTCGTCGCGAAGAGCCTCAATCTCCTCCAGCAAAAGAGCTATATCCTCCGGCGGCGTTGGAGAGCTTGCATTTTCGCATTCGGCTGGGAGGTCATCCGCCTCCCGGCTCTTCGCTTCGGTCATCTCGCCTTCCCCTTCTCGGCCCCGGCCTTCTTCGCCCACGCCCTCTCCAGGTCCTTAACAAACTCATCCAGTACTGCGAGATCCTCGTAGAACAAAAAGAGGGCGTCTATCGACTTTTCCCGCAGCCCGATACGCTCTAGCCGGGCGGCGAGGTTGTCCTGGACCCGGCCGTAGAGGTCCTCCTCTTCCCCAAGTCTTTTAAAACCTTCCGCAATAAGGGCCGTAATGACCCATTGCCGCTCCACGCCGCGCTCTTTCGCCAGTCTCGCCACCGCCCGCCAGAGCTCCGGCTCGACCCGCGCCGAGACCGGCTCATCGGCGTCCTTGGGGAGCTCCGGAAAGGTAGCCGGCGGCCTCTCCAGCCCCGCCAGGATCATCGCCCGCATTGCAGCTGATTTGCTGCACCGGAAGCTCTCCGCGAGAATTTCGATCTCGCGATCGTATGCCAGGCTGATGTCAGTGGCGAGGGTCTTGGGGACCTTCCCCGGCGATTTAAACCAGCGCAACCCGCGATCGATCATTTTTTGTGCCATATACCGAGACATGCAGCGGAACTTATATATATCCTCCGCCACAAACCGGCCCTTGAGGCCCGTCCCTCCGGGCCTCTCAGTCATGGGCTCGGATCCACTACCCTTCCGGGCATGCTTTCGAAGGCTTAAGTGGGGCGAGATTCTCCTGTCTCGCCCCCACTTATCCCCAAAATTTCGAAGGTCATCTCCCCTTTTTCAGCAAAAGCCGCCATCGAAAAATTGGCGAAGTAGTCCCGATATGGATCGATAGCGATCCATATCTTTAGCAATCCCGCCGATTCCAGAGACTTAGAGAATAGCCCGATCTCGGCGCGTAACCGTATACTTAACGGGCTGGAAAAGGCGTCATCATGGTAGGGGGCTCGACTGGTGGCGGTTT